GAGCTGGTTCGAGTCCGGCCAGTTGCCAGCAGCACGGCCAGGAAACAGGGAGATGCGTGTCCATGTCAGGCCGCCATCGGTCGAGCGATACAACCAGGTGTTGCCATCAGTGGGATCGACCGCGTAGGCGTATGCCTTGTTGGTGTTGTCGGGAGCGACACTGAGAGCGTGGATCCGGTCGATACCGCCGGGCACTGCGTCGTCCGCGGCGTCGAAGGCGCCCGACAGTGGGAACCCGAACTGGTGGTAGGCCGAGCCGTCATAGCCCAGACCGCCCATAACATCAAAGTGGCGGTAGAAGCCGGAAGACATCGCAGGATCAGGTATGTACGAGCGTGATTGCGCCGCAGTGACGACATTTCAGTTCGATACCGCGAGCGTCCTGCGTCACGCGTGCGAGTGGACTGCGACACTCGCCACAGCGGGCGAGTTTCAAGCGGTCGCCGCGGTCACAATCGTCGGCGTCGCGGACGACGTACGGTAGTCCTCGAGCAGTCGGGTCCAGACGATGGGCCATCGTTGCCAGGTACGTTCGAGACTATGCTCGCACGCGAGTCTACGGCGTTGTGCGCGTCTGAGCGTGCGACGGAGATCGGGTGAGTCGATGAGTCGGCTGAGTGCAGCTTCCCACTCGCCGGCGGTCTCGGCGACCAATGCATCGGATCCATCGCTGACGTACGGAGCGTACAGCGTGGGCGAGACGACGCAGGCGGCGCCGGCGGCGGTGTACTCCCAGAGCTTGATGGGCGTTTTGGCCGTGTTGAACAACGCCGGCGCGACGCTGGCGCAGGCGATGTCGATGTTGAGCAGGGCGCGCGGGTACTCGGCCAGCGGCAGCCATGGGAGGCGGCGCACGCGCTCTGGTGGTACCGAGTCGACGAGCGCGTCGGACATGTGGCCCGAGACCACGAAGGTGACCTCGGGGTAGCGCAGAGCGATCCTGGCCCAAGCCGCGGCGACCGGGAAGAGGTCGGCCTGGTTGCGCGCGCCGCCGGCCCAGCCGATGGTCAAAGGTGGAACGATTCTGCGGACGCCGCGCAGCGTGGCATAGAACCACCTGAGGTCGAGGGCGTTGGGGACGACCTCGATGGGCGCCTCGGTGTGCTGGCGGACAATGGTCTGCAGGCGGCGCGTGCTGACGGTCACGCCATCGACCTGGCGCAGCAGCCACAAGCGGTCCTGGCGCTCGCGCTCGAGTTGCTCGAGACCTTTGGCACGGTCGCGTTCGAAGACGGTGTACTGGCGCGGCACGATGCCGGGGCTGAACATGTCGTCGTCGATCTCCAGCCACACGGGCATCCCAGCGCGGTGAAAAGCGTTGAGCTGGATGCGCGCGGCGACACGGTGGGCCCAGGACATGCGGGCGAGCAGGATGGCGTCGAATTTGAGCACGACCTGGAGTTGGAACGTCGGGTCCTGCAGCTCGGGGTCCTGGACGTGCTTCCAGTGCGCGAACACGCCGTGTTTCTGGAGCTCGGCGAACGGTTGCCAGATTCTCCAGAGAGTCGGTCCGGAGTCATCGCCGATGATCGCCAGGACGCGGGGGGCGGCGTCAGATACCATCAGTCTGGCGGCGCAGCTGCTCGAGCGTGACGTAGTCGCCAGCGGCAAGAGCTGCTTCCCCTTCACGCACACGGGCGAGCTCCTCCTCACTGAGCGGATCGTCTTCCTCGACGATCAGCCAGCGTGCGTAGTCCAGCAGCTCGCCGACGTCGTCGTCATCGAGCTGATCGACCAGGTGGAACAGATCGTCTTTGGTGGTCATCAACTAGTGCCCCGCAATAGTCGATCGACTTCTGACTCGGGAATTCGGTAGCCCGTCTTCGTTCCGCCCAACATTGTCGCCCGCAGTTTGCCCTCGCGGATCCAACGTCGCACGGTCGCCTCGGGGACGCGCAGCTGATGCCTACGCCAGGCGAGCTCGTCGAGGTCCAGGTCGAGCAGACTGACCGCGGGGCGTGGATCAACTCGCTGCGTATCCTCGGTGGCGGGCCCGCCATCGATACGCCGCGACCGTCCACGTCCCGCGATGTCGAGATTCGTCGTCAGGTGGCGATCAAGACCGCCGCGCAGCTGGTCGGCGCGTTCGCTCAGACTCACGAAGAAGTCAAGGTCGACCACGTCTTCCCTTCTTGCGCCCCAACCACTCCAGGACGCTGGACGTGTGCAGTCGACTCACACGGCGCGGGGCGCTCGTCAGCCGCACTCACCGGCGTGTCCAGGCGTACAGGTCGCCGCGGTCCTGGTGGACCTCGAAGATGAGCCGCTCCAATCCAGCTTGACGGAGCCAGGTGTTCAGGTCCTGCGGCTTGACGTTGCCGTAGTACTCGCCCTCGCGCACGGCGTTGCCGTCGACGCCCGAGTGTGGCAGGCGCGGATCGGTGGCACAGGTGATGAGCGCGTAGCCCCCGGGCTCGAGTAACTGGCCGATGTTGCAGACCACCTCGCGCGCGTGCGGCGTGTGCTCGAGGACTTCGGTGCAGATCACCAGGTTGGGTGCGGCCGACGGCTGGTAGTCCTTGCCGTCGCCGATGGCGTCGACGCCATAGCCTGGCGCGGTGTCGATGCCCACGTACCACTCAGGCAGCAGGCGTTCGATGACTGGCCGCATGCTCCCGTTGAAGTTGCGCGCACCGATCTCCAGCGCTCGGATCTTCGGCAAGTTGAGGTCAGCAAGCACACCGCACGCGAAGGTGAAGGCTTCGTTATGCACCGATGTCTTCGCGCAGCACCGGAATCAAGACCAACGTGCAGTTCGGGTGCGCCAGTGACGGAGCTTGTTCGAGCGGCACGACGGTGCCATTGCGCCGCGCGCACGTCTGGTCCCACTCGTCCCCGTCAACAATCTTGACACGATCGACGACACCCGAGGCGACGAAGCGATCGTGCGAGGCGACCACTGAGGCGTGCTGCAGCTCAGTCCGAGCCACAGTGTCGGCCCTGCCCGCCCACGTCTCCTGGAACAGGCCGTCGATGCCGCGGTAGCCGTCGGCCGGCACGCCGTGGGCGATCTGCCAGGTTGAGTAGCCGCGGAGTTGGCCGAGCTGCAACTGGGCGCGCACCGCGGCACGCGTCGTCTCGTCGATGCGCACCACGCGCGTGGCCGCCTCCGCCAGGATGCGTACGACAGCGGCGTCCGAGACCACCATGCTGTTGGCGTCGGGCGGCAGCAGGCGCGCCAGGATCGCGTTGATGGCATTCAGCGTGGCGCGGTAGTACGGGCCGAGGATGCGCTCGAGCCGCTGGCGCTCTTCGTCCGACGGCCACAACGCGTCGAGGTCGTCCTGGGTGTCTTTGCGACTCAGAACTGCGGCAGTCACCCGTTGCTCAGCAGTGCTCGCTTGACGCGCTTACGCTGATTGTCGAAGTAGCCGTTCAACTGCGCCTCGAGACGTGGCGCGGCGGCGTCGAGCATGGTCTGCACGAGCTCCGGGAAGTCCTCCAGCGTCTCGTCGTCGGCCTTCGTCTCGAGGGCCTTCCCGTCAGCTGGCGCGGGCAGGGCTTGAGCACCACCCCCGAAACCGCCACCGGGCATGGCCGCCGCGCGATTGAGCCACAACGTGTCGAGCTCGGGGTCGGCCACCATGCCGACCTGGACGCGCGCCTCCGATGGCCTGACCCAGAAGCCGCGCACCGCCATGTCCAGGCGCTTGTACTGCGCGTCGACGTCGTCCTGCAGCGCCCGCACCCTGGACAGGTCGTGACTGATGAGCGTGTTGCGTTCGGGCGTGAAGTCGGGCTTGAGTTGCTTGTTGAGCTTGGCCGCGTCCAGGCGCCAGGTGGGCACCAGCACGCGTTCGGTGAAGGCTTCGTAGACCGCCTTGAGACTGGCGAAGTTGGCCGTCTGGTCGAGGCCGACACCCAGGCCCGCGACGGCCGGCGGCACGCGCATGACGGCCGCGATCCGAGCTTCTGGAACGTTGTGCAGGATCTCCAGGTTCAGGTCGGATGGCGAAAAGCCGAACTGCTGCATGCTCGCACCACCGGTGAGTACGCCGACGTTGCCGCGATTCTCGGTGCCGAAGGTCGATTGGATGCGCGCCTTGAGCGCGAGCGCGGCGTCCTCGGTGATGGGCGTCTGCTCGGGCACCTGGACGACAAGGCCGGGCACGCCGAAGTTGTGCAGCAGCGCGTCGGAGAAACGAACAGCTTCTTCGTCGGATGAGATGAGGCGCACCAGGCGTTTGATGGGCGACAGGCCGAGACGGTGGTCCCGATCGTCGATGCCGATCCTGAAGTGGATGACGTTCTCGGTCGGAATCTTCTCGTGCTTGCCCGGTGCGTAGGTGTAATCGTAGTAGTCGATGAAGTTGCGGCTGCCGTCGAGCGTGACGGGCTCCACCAGGCGCGGCGAGATGGGCCACAGCTCGACAACGTTACCGGCCAACTCGTCGCCCGAACGGACTTTTCTCAGGTAGGCATTGCCGTCGCAGTGGCGCGCGTACTGCGTCCACCACCACAACTCCAGGTTGTTGTGCCAGGGGTTCGGGTCGTCGAGCAACGTTTGCATGGGCGACGCCGCCAGCCAGGTCGGGTCGGCATCCGGATTGTCCTGGCGCAGCACCTTGAGCGGCGGCTCGATGTGCGCATCGGCGAGCGTCAGCAGGCAGGCGAAGACGGCGGAGTTGCCGTCGGCCTCGTACTCGCCACCGTCCCAGCCATCGGTCGAAAAGACGCCCTGCATACCGGGCTGGTTGAGCCAGCCGTAGCCGGTGGGTGCGCCGGCGGTGGGCACCGCGAGGTTAGCACCGGTGGGCATGGGGACAGCCTTGAGGTCGGTGCCGCGAAGGTAGTCCCATGCGATCTGGAGTGGATTGGGCATCAGTGCCTCCGCCTGCGCAGGATGGCGCGCGCTTGTTTGACGGTGCGGCCGGGGGTGACGCCGTTACTGATCGCCGCAGCTCGCGCCTTCGACAGGCCGCGCCTTCTCAAAGCTTTGTACTGCTTCGGATGTTTCAGGGACGCGTATTTCTTACCTGGCATGTCAATAAAACTTCACCTCCGAGCCGCCGAGCAGGAGTTCGGTGAGTGCCCAGACCCGAGCGTCCAGACGGTCTGGAGACGGGTCGCCCGAGTCTGGCACCCAACTCGTGAGCTGGTCCTCGAGCACCGCGTGCATGCCGACGTGATGGATTTTATTTTGTTCGTCAAGCGCCGCCACCGGCTCGGCGCGCAACCGCTTGCCACGGCTGGCATTCACGAGCTTCACCGGCACGCTAGGGTCGACCGCGCGGATGGTGGACTGCACCATCTGACCCCCGAAGTTCGCCTCGGCCAGCAGTCGGTCAGCCTTGAGCTCGTGATACAACTGCACCGCGCGCCTGGCCCAGCGCTCGGGTGAGAGCCGTTCGGAGACGTCGCGCAGCACGTAGCCGTGGCCGTCGGCGCCCTTGCCGGCGGCGATGATGCCGCACTCGGCATGGCCCTCCGACTCGCCACCCGATGGGTCGATGGCAACCACGATGCGCACCAGGTCGGGCACATTGGTGACACGGTTCCGCTCGAGGATGTCGCGTGTCCAGAGCGCGCCCGGCACGTCGTCGAGCCACTCCGCCTCGAGCTCCTGGCGGCCGAGCCGGGTGCCGCCGTAGCGGTCGTACAGTCGCTTGCGGACGATCTGCGACAGGTGCGGGTTGTCGGAGGTCCGGGCATGGGTGACGTACGTGCTGGCATTCTGCGCCAGGTCGCGCACGAATTGACGCGCTTTCGGTGTGGTGGTGGCGATGGCGCGCGGCCGGTCGCCGAGACGCAATCCGAACTGCGCTTGCTCCCATGAGTCCTGGTTCCACAACGCTAATTCGTCAGCCCACAGGAGTGACCACTGGGGTCCATTCCAGCGCGCCGGCTCCTCGGCGCCCAGGAATTTGACGTAGCCGCCCTTGTGGTGGTGCGCTTCGCCGAGCGAGCGGTTGTACGACGAGAACAATCCGCGGCCGACAGTGATCAAGCCTGAGACGCCCTCAGCACACACGTCCCTGACGTCGGCGGCGGTCGGTGCTCCGACACCAACACGGGCGAGCGCACCGAGGGCGTCCAGGTGCTTCAAGACGAACTCCGCTCCGGCGAGCGTTTTACCGGCGCCGCGGCCACCGAGGATAAGCCAGGTGTCCCAGTCGTCATGGCTCGGCTGCTGATGCGCCAGGGGCGTCCAGTCGTGCCTGGTCGGCGTCGTCCTCGAGCGGAACCCCAAGGAGGCCGAGC